TCTCGCCGTGCCCGTGGACCACGACGCGGTAGAACTTGCCGGCCTTGGCCCGGAAGAACACCACCGTGCCCCCGGCGCGGACCCGCCCGTAATGACGGATGCGCGGCCCGACCGCCTGGCGGATGTTGAGCTGCACGTCTTCCGGCACCGGCGGCTTCGGCCGGTCAGGCTTGAAGGCCTGCGACAGCAGAAGCGAGCCGGCGATGTTGAAGAGCTGGCCCGCGAAGGTCAGGGCACCGGCCGCCGTCGTCAGAGCGATCCCGCCGATGGTGATCCCGGATGTCGTGCCCAGGAAGACCAACCCGATCGCCTGAGCCATCAGACCCCCCAGCCGGCCAGGATCGTGAACCGCTCCGGCGCCCATACGCCGCGGGCGGTCTTCAGGAAGAGCCGCCCGCCCGAGAGGATGCCGCAGACGGTCTGCCCGCCCACCCGCGCGACGCAGATGCCATCGGCTGTCTCCCCCTCGCGCCAGCCCGCCATCAGCCTCCGGCAGAGCCGCTCCAGGCCACCGGCCGCCATGACGATGCGCCGGCGCTCGAAGGCGGTCGAATAGGTGCCGCGCAGCGCCGCCGCCGGATCGACGCCGGTGGCCTCCTTCCAGAAGGAGGCGGCCCAGAGCGCGCAGTCGGTGCGGCCTTCCTCGAACGGCAGGCAGCGGGTGCGGGCGATATAGTCGGCGGGGCGCATCACCAGTCCGTCCACTTCACGGCGGTCGACATGACCTCTGGCACGTAGCGCAGCCCCTCGTCGTCGACATACCGGCGCTTCTGGTCGCGGTCGGTCAGGAGCCCGAAGAGCGGCGCGCCCTTCCGGGCAAGCACGCTCTCGACCCGGAGTGTCAGCACCACGCCGCCGTGGCCGGGGCCGAACGACCAGCCGACGTTGGTCATCGTCCCGGCGTCGAGCGCGACCGGAACCCCGACCGGCAGCGCCCGGCCGGAGGCGTCGTAGGCGTCCGCGTCGAAGAGCTGCGCGAAAAGGTTCGCGGGCCGGCCCCGGTAGTCGGCGGCATCGCCGATCAGCGCCGGGATGCGGGCCGACGCCTGGGACGGCACGCTGTCGGCGCCGAGGAATTCCCAGGGCACGCCGAGGTGGTATTCGCGCAGGGGCGCGAGGTTGTCCGGCCCGCCGTCCATGTCGCTGACGCCGACAAGATCGCCGAGCCCCTGCCAGACCGCACCATCGGCGGTCGTCACCGGCACCGAGGTGTTGGAAAGCCGGATCGTGCCGGATACGAACTGCAGCTCCAGAAGCAGTGCCCATGACACCACGTCGCGGGACAACACCGCTTCCACGGCGGCGGGGTTTGCCTGGGCGGCCAGCAGGCGGCTCATCGGTCGAACGCCTCGACGAAGGCCAGCTTGAACGGCGCGTAATACTGCCCGATGTCGAGCGCGGCCATGTAGTCCTCGTCGCTGCCGAACCGGACACGGGCTTTCGGCGCGTTGACCACCGCGACATCGCCGACCACGACGGCCTCGCGGAGCGGCGGGTTGAAGCGGATGTCGCCGTCGGTGTTCGACTGGACGCGGTAGAGGAAGTTGTTGACCGCGAAGTAGGCGCCGACCGCCAGGTTGCGGCCGAGATAGCCATGCAGCCGGATCCGGCTCGACCCGGCAGGCGCCGGGAAGGACACGACCGGATCGCCATGGTCCGGCAGCGCCCACCCGGTGCCATCGCTGAATGTGGTGCCGTCCGACCAGCGGATGAAACCGTCGCTGATCTCCGTCGCACTGATGCCCACGCTGGTCCAGAAGGCCGCAGGATCACCGCCATAGGTGGTGGTCCATGCGTTTGCGACCGGAACGAGGAACGATGTCGTCGCGCCGCGCACCTGGTCGATGAACGCGAGATAGGTCCCGGTCAGGCCGTCCCATGCGTTCGAGACGTGGTAGGCGACTTCCCAGGTGCGGTTCTCGACGCCGATGAATTGCTGGCGGCCATCGAGCGCGCGGCCGGGCGTGAAGGTCGACGTCCGGAGCCGCCAGTGCCCGGTCTCGCGTGCGATGAGCGTCGATGGAAATTCTAGCGTGGCCATTAGCGCCGCTGTGCCTCCCTGACCCGCTTGTTGTTCTGGACGATCATCGCGCTGGAGACCTGGCCGCTGATCCGCTGCACCGCGCCCTGCCAGTTACCACCCTCATCGACGAAGACCCGAACATCGACAGACCCGCCACCTCCGATGGCATCGTTCGGGACGATCTGCCCGCCCATCGTAGGCACGAAAAGCTCCGGGCCGCGCTCGCCGACGACGTAAGCTGTCCCGCCGCTCACCGGCCCACCCCCGGCGCGGAACCCCCCGAAGAGAGCGCCAAGAAGCCCACCGCCACCGCCAGACACGCCGAAAGGCCCGGTGTTGAACAGGGCGGACTCCAAAGCCGCGCGGGCGAGCGACTTCGCAATGTCGTCGATCACGTCGCCGAAGTTCTTTCCCTCGATAATTGCGTCGAGGAAGCCCTGCTTCATGTCGTCCTGAAGCGAGTTGAAGTATTCCGCCTCTTTGGATGCCTCGCGCATGTCCTCGGCGAGCTGCTTCGCTTGCATCGATCTGCCGCTACCGCCGCCGCCGCCGCCGCCACCCGTTTCGACGCTTCCTCCACCCCCGCCGACATCATTGAACGTTGTATCCAGCGCCGCCGCCAACTCCTCGGCGGCAAGCTCGGATAGCTTCAATTCGGCGCGGAGCTTGCGCACGACGAGCCGGTCCTGCTCCGTCCGCTTCAGGAAGGCGTCTTGTGCTGCGACGACGAACGGGTTTGTCCGTCCGTAGCGGCTCGCGTTGCCCTCACTGACACCGCCGCGCTCAAGATCGGCCTTGATGTTGGCAATATCGGTTTCCATCGCGCGCGCCTGGACGTCGATCTGGCTCTGGATGGTCGAAATGTCTGTTGATTTCTCCTGGTTGCGGATGCGCAGAATTTCCAGCTCGACGGCGAGGATCTGTTTGCGGGCCTCGAACTCGCGCTTGGTATTGGCGACAACAAGCGAGGCCGCACCGCTTGACGCACCTCCCGCCTCGCCAATGGCTGCAACGTATTTCAGTTGGATGTCGCGCAGCTCCGACACGCCCGACCGGACGCTTTGCAGGCTCGGGTTGATGCCATCCAACTCCCTTGCGAACTCTGACGCCGCATCTGCACCCTCAAAGAGCTTGCCGACCAAGGGAGCCAGAATTGCGAAGGCAGCGCCCGCAACCGCGCCGAAGACGCCGAAGCCGCCGAGGAGCTGTGGAAGTTGCTGCGCCAACGCCCTCGTCGCCGAGGTTCCGCCCGCGACCTGCACCGCGAAGTCGCCGAGTTGGTAAGCGGCATTCTGCACGGCGAACCGATTGCTTGAAACCGCCTGTCCCATGCGGCTGAACTCGGTCCCAAGGCCTCGTGCGCCGCTCGACGCCTTCGCGCCGGCCTGCTGGAATTGCACGATCTTCGACCGAGCAGCCTCCATGCCAGCAGCGAACTGCGCCGTGTTGGCGGCGAGATCAACGCGAAGGGTTCCGACCGGCGACGCCATCGTATCTCCTCGTGACGGCTGCGTGCCATGCGCGCGCCGCTGCGATCATTTCTTCGGGCCTTTTCCGCCGGGGAGCTTCCCTCGGCAAAAGATCGACGTGCGACCTTGGCGGATGCTTCAGCCGCCCGATGATTCCGCTGTGAAAGGCGAGCCAAGCCCGCGCATCACGCTCGCGCTTCAGGCGCATCACCGCGCCATCGAAGTGCAGGACCAGTTCCCGGGGCGTGATCCGCCAGAACAGGGCCGGGTCAAGGCCGAGAGCGACGTATTCCGTCAGGAGACGGTCCCACTCCCAGCCTGGTCCTTTTTTCCATCCGCCTCCGCACCCTCCTGCGGTACCGGGAAGGCCGCGGCAACGGCCTCGCCGATGATCTCGCCGGCCTTTGCCGCGCCGACCTCGGCGATGAAGTCGACGGTCAGATCGCGGGCGCCCGATAGCGTCACCTCATGGTGATGCTCGCGCAGCCCCGCCCACACCAGAACGCAGATCGTGGAGACAAAGCCGCGCTGCAGCTTCTCCATGACCATGCCGATCGGCAGGCGTTCGACGCCCTCGATCTCGCAGATCGCCGCGATGGTGAATACGAAGCGATATTCCTTGCCCTTGATCGTGACGGCAGCCTCGCCGCGATACCTGTTCGCCACGTCACGCCACCGAATAGCTGCCGGTGACCTTGATCCGCACGTTCGCGGTCATCCGGTCGTTGATCGGAACCGTCGGCTCGTAGCCGGTCAGGTAGCCGGCAAAGGTCCATGTCTTCGCCGGGTTGCCGTTGATCGACGGAAAGGTGATCCGAAAGTTCGTCGGAGCGGTCCGGCCGCGCAGCGCCTGAATCGCGACATCGTCAGCTTCGCCGGGAAGGAAGTTGACAGTCAGCGCGCATTCGCCCGGATCGTTGAGCCCGGTAATGAATTCCTTGGTGCGGTTCGGGCTCGACAGATGCGTGATCTCGATCACGTCGATATTGTCGGACGGCGGCGTGATGTCGATCACCTCCGCGAGCGCGGTAAACGCTTCGGTCGGCGTCGCGCCATCGCCGATGGCGAAGGTGGCGCCATAGCCAATCTGGGCCTCGGATGCGGCCATGTCGTTCTCTCCTCGGATGGAAGTTGCGGGTGCCTATTCCGCCGCAGGCATCAACTGGCGTCGCGCCAGATCACTCGAAACTCCAGCATCACGCGGTACAGGCGGTCCGCCTCCGTTTCCCCGGCCTCGTAGAGGTCGCGCTCCGATATCCGGAATACCCCCTGGAATGCCGTGGTGCCCGCGGTTCCCGAATATCCGCCAAGCCGCGCAGCGACGGCACGGGCGACGCCCCGCGCAACCGCGTATGTCGGACCGTAGCAATCCACCTGCACTCGGCTGTCTGTCCAGTTTGCTTCGGCCGTCATGGTGATCGCAGGAACGCTCGACACCATCTGCAGGATCGCGAAGGGCGCCACCTGCCCCTGCGGACGCCGCATCCACCATACATTTGTCCCCGCCGCTGCGGTCACGCCGGCATCGGCCAGGATGAGCGCGATCAGATCCTCCTGCATCAGCGCGGTGCCCGGACGCGGTTGCGGGCCAGCGCCTTCTCGATCTGCTCGAATAGTGCGAAGGCGATGGTTTCAGCGACGCGGTCCTTCGTTTCCTCGAAGGCCGGGCGCAGATAGGGATGCGCCGGATGGTTCACGGTCCCGATCTCCTGCGGCCACGCGGCCACCGCGCGCTTCGATGCGCCCACCCATACGGTGGCCTGATGGTTGCCGGCGGCGATGTTCGCGGTGCGGGCGACCTGCCAGGCCTGCCGGGCGCTCAATCCCGCCGCGCGCGCCTCTCCGAAGGCCGCGGCGCCGACGTTGGCATCGTCGGGGCGCTTGTCCGTCACGGTGATGTGCTCGAACAGGAATCCCGTCTCGACCGGCGCCTTGGCGCGGGCGGCGCGGGCGATGATTTCGCCGCCTTCCATCAGCGCCTTCGTCAGAACCCGCTTCTGGACCCCCTTTGACAGCGACGACAGCATCGCGTCGACTTCGCGCAGGCCATCGATCTTCATTTCGATCATTCCGCCCTCGCCGCTGCCGTGATCTCCAGGAACCGGCGACGCCCGATCTCCTTGATCCCGTGAATATCGTAGGACCGCCCGTCGCTCACGATGCGGTCCTTCGGCGAGACGTCTGCCGTCTGCTGCGACCATCGCACCGTGAAGCGCGTCGTGATCACCGCGCCGGTTTCGGCCGCGGCGAACCTTTCCCGGTCGCTCACGTCCTTCTTCTGCGCCCAAACCGTCATCATGCTCGACCATGACGCGACAGGCTCATTGAACGCATCCACCGCACCCGTAGCGCGCTGGATCGTGATGCGCCGGTCGAGATTCCCGATCACGCCGCCACCCATCCGACGCGATGGAGCCCAACGAGAGATTGCACGGCAAACGGGATCTCCTGCGCCGCTTCGCCGGCCGCCTCGCGGCGCTCATACCAGTGTGCCACCAGCATCATCGCCGCGTGTCGAAGCGACGCCGGAATGGTAGTGTAGCCCGCGACGAACGTGATCGTGATCGCATCCTCGCGGTCATAGGTCTGCGGCCAGACGACGTTCGGCTTTGGCTCCAGCCATGCCTTTCCTTCGTCCTTGAACAGGTAGAAATCTGACACCACGGCAGTCTGCGCCGCATTGTCGCGGTCGAAATAGGCGATACTGGACACGCTCTGCACCGGCAGCTTCGGCAGGTATACTTTCCCACTGGCGCCATTCATCGCCATCGCCCATGTCTGCGTCAGGATCGGCCGCCCCGTCATTTCCTCGATCGCCACATCCGCCGCGGAAATCAGGCCGGAGATGTAGAAATCCTCGATGACGTCATCGACGCGAAGATGGTCCTTTGCGTCCGCAAGCGATACGATCGTCGCGGTCGGATCGACGGTGCGGTTCAGGATCATCGTTTCGCCTTTTCGACCCTTGCTTTCGACGGAACGGCGCGCTCGATCTTGGCCTCCCGCACTGGCACAGCCTGCTCAGCCGCGACCATTCGTTCTGCCTCGTCTGCCGTGACCTCGATCTCGTCGCCGATTTGCTGCGGACCCGCGATCGTTGCCCGCGGGACCAGAAGACGGACCAGCATCAGCCCGCGCTCACCGTGACGACGCCGGAATTGCTCCACAGGGCGCCGACGACCGCCGGATCGGACGTGGGAAGGCCGGTGATGATCACATTGGAACCCGACACGGTAAGAGTCACGGCACCGATCACCAGGGAATTACCTCCCTGCGAGCGGGAAACGGACACGTTGGACATATCATCCTCCTGAAGGTTGAGGGGCGGCCGAAGCCGCCCCGTCAGATCACGCCATGATCAGGTGCTTGACAGCCGCCGTGTCGGCGAGCTCGCCGTCGAAGCGGATGTAACCGGCGATCCCGAAGCCAGGCCAGAAATCCTTGTCCTGGATCGCCGCCACGATGGGCGAGCCGACCTTGCGGACATAGTATTTCCCGAAGTCGCCGAAGATGATGGGCTTGAGGCCCGACGTCATCGCCGGCATGGCCTGGTTCACGGTGTAGGCGTAGCCGAGAAGGGTCGGTTGGGCGCCCATCTCGACGCGCGGCTGCCAGAGATACTGGCCGTCGCCGCCCTTCAGCTTGCGGATCGCGGCGAACACGGTGTCGTTGAACATGAACCGCACGCGCGGCGAGCCACGATAGGCCGGATCGACCGCGTGGATGAGGTCAATCAGCTCATCCGTCGTCACGGCCGTTTGCGACGCGGCCGTCTTGCCGAGCGCCGAAGCCGTGACGACTC